TCAATTAGACATTGCATCAATTAAATATCTGTCTACTCCCAACTTCTCCAACTCATATAGAGCTAACTTCCTAAAGTAACATTCCCCTCCTGCTTTAAAGTGTTTTACAGACAATGAGAAGTGTTTGATTGGTTCGCTAACGTAACCCCTATATAAGAAGTGATATGCCTTCTGTACATCATCTAAATCGTCTATATCAAGTGTATTAAGCAATTGTTCTGCAACTTGGATATCATTTTTCTTGATAAACCAATAAGCTACATTGTGTACCTCTGATGGCTCTTTACTGTCCAAGTTCAGATATTTAGGATAGTAACCCATCATGATATTTACAAAATCCAAGCTATTTTTTAAATACCCTCTCACCTTTTCCCATCTTGAACCAGTTGCCAAAGTCAAAGCTTTCTCATATATCTCAATTGCTTTATCTGGATTATCTAGGATAAACGTATTTCCAAACCACAAACCAACAAGTGTACTGTAATGGTTATCATAGTTATCATTCATAATCTTCTCACACACTTGTCTTGCTTCCTTGATGTAATCTTTAGCGACTAAGTTTGCTATAGAATTAATTGAGTGTCTAACCTTATACATTCCCCTGATGTAGTCATCTTGAATGGAATCAAGCTCATATTCTAACCCCATCAAGTGTTCATCTAATATCAGATAGGATTGTGTATCAGTGTAAATGTAGCTCTTAAAGACTTTGATACCTATTTCAACACTACGATTAAATGGTTTGAAATCGTTGTAAGCTGTTAACGCTTGAACATCGGATATTCTTTTTGCTGTGTAGTGATCATCTATATCGTACAAAGTAGCCCATTCAACTTCTTCTATATTGTCTGATTCAAGCATTTCATCAATGAGCTGGCGTTTTTCTTGTTTCAACTTGTAATTATCTAAGTATTCTAGTTTTTGAATGTTGGATTTCGTCAATGTTTGTTCCATTTTCAATCCCCCTTTTTATATGGGAAGGTGTTTCCACCTACCAGACTAGTTAATTACTCTGTACTCACAAACATGATCAATTGGAGAGCCTTCAGGAAATTGTTCTTCGTGCCATTGTGCAACGCCCTCTGATGTTTCTATGTTGTATGTAAATACTTCGCCTGTACCTGCTACATAGTCGTGTAGGTCATCAATTGAAGCTAATTTGTATTGGAATCCTGCTTGCATTTCTTCTTCAAATACGATCCATTGCTCTTGGTTGTCAGTTACGAATACCTTTTTAACTTCGATTGTTTGAGTTGTCATAATATTTATCCCCTTTTGCCTTTCGGCTGTTTTTTGTTTGGCTGTTTTTTGTTTGGCTGTTTTCGTTGTCCGTCTTGCTGATAAGATAACTATACTATATAGTATATATTATATCAACAATAAATTACAATTTTTCCAAATTATTTTTTATATTGAAGACGATATAGGATATAGTATAATTAGATAAGTAAATAAAAGGGGTTGTATGAGAATGGAAACTACAGTGAAGGTCACTCCAAGATTAGGTAAAGTATTGAAGGAAAGAGGAATGACACAAGTTAAATTGAGTGAACTTACAGGAATCGCTCAAGGAAACATTTCAAGGTTTGATAAATTAGAAAGTCACAAGGATACTCATACAGTTTTAATCTCTAGAGCATTAGGGATATCTATAGAAGACCTATTTGAAATTGAATTAGGTCAAACTGAAGAAAACCACCAATCGTAAATGACTGGTGGTTTTTTGTATAACCAGGGAATTTATTGTAAATATTATTATCATCACTAGCTTTTCTTTCTTTATTATTTCCCCTTTACTGAGCTGAGGTATATTCCTTAGCTTTTTTCATTCCTCATCATTCGATCGTTTATCAATATTTTTTGTTTGATGATACAAATTAGAAAATGCCATTGCCATTAATCTTAAATTAGGTTCATTCTTTCTCTTTAATGTACATGGAGGCTTATCCATAGCTTTTTGTTTATTCTCTTCTTGTTTAGTCCACTTTTTCACCATGTAGTAATCCTTTCAATTAATCTTCATTATTTTTCATCTTCAATCTTTTTGGCTAATTTCTCGTATAACTCTAAATCCTCTTGTTTTCTTTTTTCAAATTCCTTATTGGCTTTGACTACTTCCTTTCTTATTTCTTTTGCATCCAGATCATGCTTTTCAGCAAGAAGGGCGTATTTTTTTAATACATAAGCCTTAGCAGAAAATTCCCCTAAAAATCTAGTTTCTCTAATCCACAACCCTTTATGTCCTTCAGGTTTTTCGCAAATTTTGGTAACGACTCCATTTTTATCAATATATTTTTTACATTTAGCATTCCTCTCATCGGTGTATTCCTCAACAAAAACACCAATATAGTCTATAATAACTTCATTATTTTCATCAGTATGCTCTTCAATTAATCGCCCATGTTCATCTATGTACTTTTTATAAGCCATATATAATTCAATCCTCCTATACTAGATAAATCACTTATTTTTTTTAGAGAACAAGAATAATCTGTTTTCTTCTTTGGCCATACACTCGATAAGCTTCTTTCTAAAATATTCATTGATATCTATATTCTCCGTTGAGACAACTTCTACGTCGGTCATATCGACATCATTAAGATTAATTTTCTTTGACTTTTTATCCAATCAATTAACACTCTCCTGTCCTACATAATAATCTCCAAACAAAATAGCTTATATTCACATTTCACCAAATTATCTATGAAAATAGTAACAAGTAAAATTATAGAAAATAAAAAACACCAATCTTAATAGACTGGTGATTCTGACCTTATGTAAATTCTTTTCCCTCAAATTTTTCACTCCCTTACCTCTACCGCTACAAGATCCTCAAACTTCACCCTGATAATATGTCCATTCTCATTCTCCAGCTCTAAATGGATTAACTTTTTAAACTGATCTAGTCTATGTATCATCCCTGTATATTCCCAATCAAATCCATCTTCCCAAACAGTAAACTTTACAGGTGAAGCAAACTCCATAGCCGAGTGTATTTTGTTCTCAAACTCCTCTAACTGGTACTCATCTAATATTGGCTTTACTTGACGGTAATAATCCTTATTTACATGATTAAGTAATTTAACGTATTCGGGAAGCATTAAAGCTGGTTGCCATTTTAACTTTCCTCGATCTTTTATAGACATAAGAACATCTCCATTTCATTCTATAAATACATTATAGAACATTTGTTCTTAATTTAGTCAAAAAAAATGAAGGGGAAAATTTCCCTTCTATAGATAACGGAAATACCTTTCCTGCAAAAGCGTTTTAATTAACTTCTCCATGTTTAATTCTCCATCTTCTGTTACTATTCCAAGTCCTTCGATATATGTGAATTCTTCAGTATCGATAACTTTTCGGGTAACTGATTTACCTTTTCCATTTACGAAGGTTTCATAATATGCAATTTCGTCAAAGTCACTAATCTTTGATTTAACTAACTCACCGTTTTTATTGACGTATTCGATTATTTTTTCCTTATGTTTGTCCATATAAATCCTCCGTATGGCATCCACTTCGAGCTATTGAGTGCTTTTTACATATCCCAAAAATCATCACTCTTCACATTTGGATCAATCTCACGTAATGCCTTAATTATCTTCTTCATGGTTTGATAGGTAGGCGACCTTTCCTTATTACTGGCTAAATCTCCAATTGTACTCTTATTTAATCCTGTCTTTTCCTTGAGCCAAGTTTGGGAAATACCTCTCTTGTCTAACCACTTACCTAACTTTGTTCTGGACTTACCTGTCCCAAACAACATTCCGAACATTCTTATCACGCTCCTTAAGCAACAGAATGTCCAATTTGTCAGAACATTATACGTATCTATCCGTAAAAAAAGTTGTAAAAATCCGTAAACATAGGCAAGCAGCCCATCATATCATTAAACATAACTGAAAAGTTCGTTAGGGATTACGGCTCAATCATTCGTTTCAGTAAACATAGTACCGAATTAACAAAGCGAACACAGATAGGTTAATGTATCAACGGTTTAAGTCGACTCAATGAGTTCGAAAAATTATTCACTATACTACGTATAAAAAGGATTAGGGGTGGGATTGATGTTTGTAGAAATTGCATCAGGAATTACATTCGCTTCTATTTATGGAATAGCTAAATTTAGTTCAGAGGGAAACAGTGGAAATGATTCAAAAAAGATTTTGAAAATTGCTGATGCAGTTGGATTAAAAAAAGATGGCAAATCAATTCGCATTTTTAGAAAGTATAGACCAAAAGAAAAAAAGTACACAGAGTATGTCTACCAAATACCATTGGGTTTAAGTGAAAAGGATTTCCTTGATAAGCTCGATAAATTTGAGGATGGCTTGAACAATAAGAAAACAATGTATAAGTATAAATTATCAAAGCTAAAGCATCTCAAGCTTAAGGATATTCGTGAAGCAGAAGATACATTTGAATTCATTAAAGACTCCATACGTGAAGTAATTAAGATTCGTAAATCCATAGAGTTGTCCTATGATGGAATGCTTCATTTCAAAGTTTACGATACTGGTATTCCAGACAAGATTAAGTTTGATGAGAAGTTGTGGGATAAGTGTCAAGGCTGGGAAATGCCTGTAGGTGAGACTAGGGAAGGTGTTCTATTCCATAAGCTAGATGATGGTCACACAGTAATTGCAGGGGCTACAACATTCGGTAAGAGTGCATTTTTGAAGCTTCTAGTATCAACCTTACTGAAAAATAAACCTGATAAAACCGAATTGAGTCTTATTGATCTAAAAGGTGGCTTGGAGATGATGTACTTTGAGCACTGTAAACAAACCGTTAACTTTGCAGATAACTTAGAAAAAGCGTCAGATGTGTTGAAAAGTATTCGTGAAGACATTGAGAAACGACAAAGAAGGCTTCGTATAAAAGGAGTTAACAATATTAAAAAAGCAGGAATAAAGAAACGTCATTTTGTCATTGTAGATGAAGCAAGTCAATTAGCCCCTTCTATGAATGTAGGAAAAGGTGAAAAAGCATTAGCACTACAATGTCAAGCAGATATGGCTTTCATTACTCGTATCGGTCATTCAATGGGTTACACGTTGATTTATGCTACCCAGTATCCAGTTGGCGATATTATGCCAAATCAGATTAAGGCTAATTCAAATACAACTATGTGTTTCAGATTAGAAACTGATACACAATCCATGACTGTTTTAGATAGAAATGGTGCAGAAGATATTGAATTAAGAGGTCGTATGATTTATTCAGTTCCAAGTGGATATCAACAAGTTCAATCTTATTTAATTGCTGATAAAACCATTAATGAGGTAGTAGCTCCAAACATCGTTATAAGACCACGAAAGGATGATATAAGTGAAGTACTACTTGAAAAGGGAGCAAAGGATAGACAATATACTATTGAGTTTAAAGAGACTGACATTCCTTAATAGGTCACAACTTCAAATTCTAAACGGTTTAGGTGGCGATAGGAACGCACAAAAGGTTTTAAAGTCAATGAGTGAATACGTAAATTCATTTCGTAGTGATGGTCAAACCATTTACTACCTAACTAAAGAAGGTCGTACTCGTGTCGATTGTAAAAAGAAGGCTAAGAAATCAACAACTGCCCAACATTACATCATGAGAAATGATTTATACATTGCCTGTAAATTTCCTAAAACATGGAAGAATGAAGTGGATATTAAAGTAAAAGGGTTGGGTGATATTAGATGTGATGCAATGTTTACGGTAGGTGAAAAACCATACTTCATTGAAATTGATCATACACAAAAAATGAAAATTAATGAGAAGAAAATGGAAACCTACAGGAAAATAATTAATGCATTCCCTTTTCAACCAGTATTTTTATGGGTAACTACTACTGAATACAAACGAAATCAACTAAAGAAGCTTTGTGAAGGCTTAGAATCTCGAATTTATATTGCATCAGAGTTAAAAAACTAAAATTGGAGTGATTCATGTGCATTTATTTAATTCTAATAAAATCGTTACTGTCGGTAAAATTTCTGAAGTATTAAACCCTGAACCTAAAGTTGTCAAGAAGAGCTTATTAGTTGCTACTGGTACACTACTTCCTATCCTTTTTGCTTCATCTCCTAAACTGTCCTTCGCTCAAGAAGCCGTTACTGCATCCACTAAAGAAAATGTTTCACAATCCATCATAACTGCATTCAATCCACTAACTGACATGGTTCAAGGTTTAGCTCATCCTATTACTCTTTTAGCATTCACAGCTGCCGGACTCGTTTGGTTTATTGATAAGCCTAAAGCAACTCAAATGATGCAAAATGCGACTATCGGATTTGTTCTTGTTCAGATAGCGCCATTGCTAATGAAAATGCTTGTTCAAGTTACAGTAGGATTCTAAGGAGGGGTTATTATGTGGGGCAATAAAATACACACAGTTGGAACTATTAGTGATTTTATAAAAGCAGGATCAATTGGTGTTGCACCATCTACTCCCCTACAGTTCCAGTTTGCTGATTGGTTAATACATCCGATACAGAAAATTAAAGATGTTGGTGCTGATGCAGCCTATAACGCTATACACCCATTCGTAGACCTTTTGGTTGCTGTCACATACCCTGTAGCTAATCTTTTAATATTGACTGCAGGGATCGTATACATTATAAACAAGGATAGAGGAATAACATTATTAACCAAAACAAGTGTTGTTTACCTTCTCGTTAATATGTTACCAATGTTAGTTAAGGCTTTTTTTCAAATGGTAGCTATTTAGAGTAAAAAGCCCCTACTCAAAAAGAGTAAGGGCTATGATTGAAAATAATGAACGCATGTTATAAAAAAAGAGTTTTAATTTAAGGGAGGATAAACGATATGAAGATTAAAGACTTAATTAGAAACTTGAACTTTTATAATGAGGAAGATGAGGTTAAAGTTTATGTTAAAACTGGAACTCATGAAGGACATGAATTAGACCTTAGCTTTATATTTAGAACTAAAGAAAAGGTTGTCATGCTTCAAGGAGACATGGGTGATTTAACTAGGGAAACTGAGTCAGAACAAGAAAAAGAAGATTAAAATTTTAATAGGGGGACTTGGGATGAAGAAAAAATGGATTATTGCCTTAAGCTTTAGTGCATTAATGTCAGTTTCATTTTCTAACTCTGTGGACGCAGCCACATATGTGAAAGGTTACTTTAAAAAGAATGGAACTTATGTCAGCCCTCATTTTCGGAGTGATGCAGACAGTTCATTTTATAATAATTATTCCACATATGGAAACATCAATCCGTTTACTGGAGAAAGAGGTACTAAATTATCTCCTAATATGAGTAACAGTCACTATATTTACTTAAGCTACATTTATTCGAACCTCTTTGATGAGAATGAATACGAAAATGTTAGTGCTCCTATTCGAGTTGAGCAATATGCTGAGCCAAAAGAAGAGCTTACAAAAGAGGAATATAAAGCAAACAATAAGGATTTTTATGGGTTTAAAGAATCGACCGAAGACATTCATACAGCCTTCGTTTCTTCAACAAATAATACGGTAAAGAATCATTCAGTGGACGATGATTTATCTAGAATAATTGAGGAATTTAAAGCTGAAGTAGAAAAACATGAAGTAGGCGGACAATACGAAAGCGCAAGAATAGGGCTAGTTGAAGAACTTGGTTTGATGCAAGATCATATACAAAGTGGCACTGTTGATTATGAAGAGTTGAGCCTACAAATTGAATCTATAGAATTAAATTATCAAGATGTATTGATTGTCTATAATAGAATTGAAGATATGGAATAAAAAATCTCTTTTAATGAGGTGATTGTTTGAAGAAAGTAATACTGTTAGCTTTGTCATTATTATTTTTAACAGCATGTGGTCAATCAACACAAGAAACCGTGTCTGAATATAGAAATGAAATGCAACAGTCAATGGAAGACATTGATTTAATTTTAGCAGGCATTAGAGGTACTGCAAAAGAGGTTTCAGATAATCCAAATTTTATTCATGATAAAGATTTTATTGGTGTACTGGATAGTACGGCAGATGCAATAAATAAAACTTGTGACACCCTTGAAGCAGTCAAACCTAGTGAAGATAAGACAGTTCAATCTGCTCAATATTATTTAAACACCAAGGCTGTTGTTGAATTAAGATATGTAGCTGATAATTATCACGAAGTTTATTATGATCAAGAAGTAATGAGTTCAGTGAATGATGCGATTGATTCAGCACTTTATTACATTGATCAAGCAAGAGTTACATTGGATACTGTAGAATAATAAACCTCAAAGGGTGATTATATGTTTACGGATGACGAATTAAAATGGATTGGGGAAGTACTAAATGAAGATGACCGCGATCCCTTTGAAATATCGAAAAGATATTATTATAAAAAGAAAATTGAATCAGAGCGAAATACAAACAAAGAAAATGTTAGAAAAGAGTTAGATACTCTAAGAAGACGAACGATAGAATTTTCTCCTCAAGAACTGCTTATGTTGAGAAATGAAAACGAAAGAAAAAGACTTGGCGTTGATAATTACGAGGGTATTTATATAATTTTTAATCGTAATAATGACCTCTTTTATGTTGGAAAAGCAGATAAAGTATTTAACAGGGCTTATGCTCACTTTGTTAAGAATAAAGGCAATTCAGAGATATATGTGGATTATGATTGTGGCGATGAATTTAGTATTCATTTAATCCCCTTAAGCGCAACTACATTTTCAGATCTAAACGAGTTAGAGGATAATGCGATAAGAGCTTATGACTCATTCCCTAATGGCTACAATAGGATGCCGGGCAATGTAATGGATAAACCTATTTTCGAAAAAGAAGAATATCAAGAAGTTGCTGATTTAATGTTGGATAGGATAAAAAATACAGAATCGTTTATGAGTCTGAAAAGGACTAAAGATAGAAAATGGTACGTTATAAATTTATTATCGGAATATGGATTACCCGATAATTGGGGTTTTGCTAATAGCTTTGGTACGATGATTCAAAATTATCAAAAGGCTAATAAAGGCAAATAGAACGAATATCTTATCTTAATTTATAAGGAGGATATGAAATTGATTAAAGTCTATGTTGATGTTTATTCTATTAATGGGAAAGTTGTAATTATGGTTGTAGATGGAAGAACGCCAATAAATTCTAAGATTATAGATAAAGAAACTTTACACTACAATATTACGAAAACAATAAAAGAAATAAAAGATTGGAACAGTGATAAACAAGTGGAGGTATATGGTATAGCGTATCAAGAAAATCCACATGTTAAATATGATTTTGAGGATTAATAAAATGACAATTCTATTGTAAATAAAAACAGCCCCTCTCAATTTTAAGAAGGGCTATAATTTTAACCTTTTACGATATTCACTGAATACCCTTTTTTCTTCAATTCTGCAGCTAATTTAGTTGCATTCTTTTCATCAGAGAAAGCACCTACTTGTACCTTATGTATAATATTTTTCTTTTCAACTGGTTTAGCTTCATCTTTTAACTTTTTACCTGATAAGGTTTCAGCTATTGCTTTACAGCATTTATCAAAGTTCTTTTTGTAAGCATCGGCATTTGTTTTAGTATCAACAAAGCATACCTCAATCAGAATAGCTGGTTTAGCTGTTCCCTTTAGGAATCCAAGATCAGTCCGTTTCTTAGCACCCCTATCCTTAATACCAAGTACTTCGGAAATAGCTTTTGACACTTTTGCAGCCAATACTATATTTTCGTCACCATAATAAAGAACCTCAGTACCTCCGGTTTCCTTTGTCCCCGCATTAAAATGTACAGATACATCTAAATCCCGACTTTTGCTATTGTGATATTTAACTATTGTATTGATATTATCCCGTTGCGTCTTTGACGTATCATCATCAAATGTATGTACTTTACAATCTAAATCTTTTAGATATTCAGCAACTTTCGGAACAATCTTCCTTGCTTCATTAACTTCGTCTAGATACCCACTTGCACCACGTACTACTTTAGCGTGACCACTTGAAATAACGAATTCATTCAATTTAAATTCCTCCTTGATTATTTATTTTCCTGTACAATGATTTGTTTAATTTCATTTACATCTTGAGCCAGTGTTGAGAATGCTTGAGCTTGTGTTTCAATTACGACTTGGTTCTTTTCAATTACTGCTTGATAATTTGCTTCTCTTTCTTTATTAGTTTTCATTGTTGTCCATAGTAACCATACGAATAAGACTGCGTATCCACCCTGTTTTAAAAATAAATTAAATATTTCTGTTTCCAATGTCTATCACCCCTTTCATTGCATAATAAAAAGCCGCCCCTTTGGGACGACTTGAATTTTTTTTAACTAAATACTCATGAACCGCATAATCACATCTCCCTAATTTCCACAAAAATAGAGTCTGTTTAACGGGACTAAAGAAATAATCATTTAATAAACTCCAAAACTAGGTTAAAATTACAGTATTTGATAGATTGGGGGTGAAAAATATATGGATGACAGAATGATTAAATTGTTTCAAATGGAAATAAAGAACCAATGCCAATTTGCATTACTTTCGATAGAATCTATAAACAAGCTAATGATGCCACCATTAGCAACATTTGATTCTAATGAAGTTTGGTTTTATATTCAAAGTTTTTTAAATTCTACTGCAAATGTTTCAAAACTACTTTTTGGCACCAAAGATCGGGTTTCTGCTGCAAGAAAAACTTTGCGTGATTCACTGAATGTATCAGATGATTCCGTTATAAAAATTCGTGATATGAGAAACCATTTTGAACACTTCGATGAAAGAATTGAAAAGTGGAACAAAACTTCTGTTCGTCATAATTTTGCAGATAAATTAATTGGCCCAACTAATATGATTCAAGGACTCGATCAAAAAGATTATTTCAGACACTTTGATACCACTAAAGGTGCTATTACGTTTAATGGCGAAGAATACCTTATTCAACCTATTGTTGATGAATTAGTTAAAATTCATACAGTTACTTCAAAACTTGAGTTTCAAAAAGTGTATCAACCATAAGTTAAGACCCCTTTCAGTTTTTAAACTAAAGGGGTCATGAATAGCAGACAAGGATTTGCACCTTGTATGTGCTGTTAGTTCCTCATTTACACCTCATTTAACCACGGGCCTCTCTACCGTGGCACACGTCCCAAAGGTAACTGCGTCTACCTATTCCGCCACTGCTATCTTACTTTATATTATAGAATCTCCATTAACTTTACAATTGATTAATTACCGCACAGTTTACTCCAACCATGAACCTAAATTTTTGTCCAAGTAATTGTTCCTGTATTACTCATCGAAGCTTTCCATCTACCCCCATCTGGAGACTTCATGACTATACCTTTCAGAGTGTCCCCAAATTCAAAATCCCCGAAGACTTTGTTATCCGCTTCTGTGTTCACATAAGCTCTACCTAAAGTAGTTGCAGAAGTGGCAAAGATACGGTTTATCCTAACAAGGGTATTCGCATTGATTGGAGTTGAAATCGTGAACCTTAGCTTATATACATTAGTCGCACGTGACGGTAAGTGTAGAGTACTGGAGGCATTTGTTGTAATATTTATGAGTTGTGCATAAGATCCACCTGAAGACAGTACACGTTCAATCTTAACGTTCTTTGGAACCTCATCCCATGCAAATTCAAGTCCTACAGATTCCATGTACTGAATAGGCGTTGTACCAAAATCTATCTCCAGTACAATAGGAGCAGCAGTGGTAGGATTTGTCCATCGACAGAATGCTTCAGATTTCATAGAGAACATATCAGCTAAATTACCTGCTGTTTTCGCTGCACCTGTAGAAGTCAATACATGTCGTTTATCTGCTCCCACTAATACATCATCCTGATTCCCTGCCATTGTCTTTTCGCCGGGTAGAGCAGGTATAATGGAGGGTTTCACATTATTCATGTTATCCCAAGTTCCATCTGTATTCAATCCGATATTCCAGACCTCTCCACTCTTATCTGTCATTGGTAGTGTATTTACAAATTGCGGTATGTACGACTTTCCTAGTCCCTTAGAAGAGTGAGCCACCACCCTACCTAGAGTAACCTTCTTATCTGCTTTAGGAGAACCGTAGAATGATATACGAATTTTATGTAGGAAATCAACGGCTGAATAAGGCGGAGAAATTAAGAAGTCATTAGATTGATTACCTTTTACCTCATGTAACCACATCCATTCTGTACCCGTCCATCCTTCAACTTTCAAACCTTCGGGTATTGCATCCCACGGATGTACTGTACCTATATATTGTGCATATACAATTGGATCACTTGAACAGTCAATTTCAATTTCGATTGGATTCTCATAAGATGTACCAGTCATATTCCATGTTGGGGCTTCTTCTGTATCAGGTAGAAATATATCTGTTAAATATCCAGATGTTGGTGCAGCTCCTTTTGTTTGCGTCACTGTGTATCCACGTAAATTACCGTTAATCAAATAGTCATCTTGATTACCATTGAACTGACCTTTATAGGGTGTAGAGATACGATTAGCTAAAGTCCTAGTCTCTGTCACGTAATTCCCAGGACTACAAATTTTATTCATGTACCCTTCGTCTATCCAAGATTCAGTAATTTCTAGTTGCATCGCTGTATGAATCTCATTAAACCTAGATGACTTAGCGAATTGAATAGCAGGTTTTGAATCGTTCATTTTGTGTAAGTCCCACATGAATAGATTGAATGTATTATAAGCGCCTTCACAATATACGATTGCCTCTGTAGTCTCTTCAGCTTGAAATTGACATTGATCGAACATGTTTCCACCTACATCTCGCGGCACACTAGCTTTTCCTTCTAAATAAATACCGTACTTAAAGTTTTGAGCTGTAATTTGGAAGAAGTAGTTAGCATTTACCCATGCCATAACGTTAGGGTCTGTTTTAAACATTTCATCCAAAATAGGATCAACTCGTAAGTGTATAACCTTATCAAAATTAATGAAAGTAAGATTATTAAACTTAACATTATCAATAAATCCCATATTCGTTTTTGCTTCACAGAATATGCCTGTACCTGTAAAAGCACCTTTAACTGTAGGGACTTTGTTCAGTATGTTCATATCTGAAATTACAGCGCTCTGACCGTAAAATTGAAATACATCTTCTGCATCTAAGTAGTAAACAGCTTTTGTGAAATTTACATTTTGTAAATCAACTACTCCACCTGTCAACCTTGCTTCAGGCTTTAATTGGAATATGTTGAAATCACCAGATGTAGGTCTAATAATTGCTTTTTGCCCTAATTCTAGGTGAACTCCTCTAGGAATAACTATTGTCTTATTGACAAGGTACGTACCATCAGGAATTTTAACACGTTGAACAGAACTAATCGTTGTTAATGACAAAGCACTACTGATAGCATTTGAATCTATAATATTACCAGTACCAGTTGCCCCTGATGATAATACATTTATACCACCGCTTTTTAAATCAATCACTGTATCCGCCAACTGTGCGGAAACAACACTCACCTGACCTTCAACATCTGCCTTTACTTGTGTTACCATTGATTCCACATCACCTGCAGTCACCGATCTATTCGGTGAAACCGTAGGTGGAAAATTAACATTTACGTCAGTCACTTTTTCACTCCTCATTTTAGACAAAATAAAAAAGCCTCCAAAAAGGATGACTTAAAATATCATGTCACTAACTTATTTTTACGCATTCAACATTTCCTGAACATCTGAGCGCCATTGTAACGGGACATTTTCAATCTTCCGTAATCCTAGTTTGATTAAGTCATAGTATATTTTTGCCAAGATCAAACACCTCCATTTATATTTTCAGCTAATTCCGCCACCGCTAACATCATACTAATTTTTTCGATTTCCATTTTTTCAGCCATCTCAGCAAGGGCCAGTTTCAAATCGGTGTTTTCCTCTTGTAAAATCTGAATTTCTGTTGGTTTGTTTTCAATTTCATTTTTTTGCTCGAGTTGTTCTTGCTGATATTCTGTATCCCTTACTAAAATCCCATTTGTAAATTTATAAATAAACGGGTTTTTAAGGAATTCATGATTATCTTCAACTGTTATTTCAACATCTGAAGCATTACCTCTTGTACTACCGTAACCTATAACACGTTTATCCGTTCCTACGTTTATAAAAAACTTCATCTAATCCCCTCCTCAAAAAGCTAATACGCGCCTTAATGTAACATCGTCACTTTGTGAATAACTGTTTTTATTTATGTCATTGCCTTTTATCGTTGAATCCGTAAAGGTCAATTGTTTAATTGTCGTTTGATTTTGGGTTTCACTTACATAGTTTGGAATTTGAAAATATGAATCTTTTCCAGGAAACAAACTAGGGAATGTTTTTGGAACGAATGTGAAGACGAATTGGTAATCATTAGATCCTGCGCCAACATCGTAATCACCCCAAATTAATATCCAACCATTCGGACATTCTGATAATTTTTTTGAAGGGGTAATCGTGTCAGCTGACATTGGGTATACTGCACCAGACCATAAAAGAGATTGGTCGAACAACATATTTTTAACCGTGTCCGCTTTTGCTTGTGCCCCTGCTGGTGTTTCTTTCGCATTCCAATTTGTTTTATCAGTCGCTGTTACAAATTGATTGTTTGTATCCTGTGTAATAATGGATGCTGGATGTGTAGTTGGATGAACGTAATTATTTGCGTTTGTTGCAACGCTGTTTAATTTAGTTTTATCCGCCGCAGCCATTAAACCAGATACTGCTGTAGTTGCCAGCGTTTTATCTGCAGCATTATCTTGCAAGTTTTTCAAAGCTAAGTATGTTAAATTCATTTGCCAGTTCCACCAGTCGGCTGGCGGGTGTTCATCAGGTAAATACCCTACCGATTTTTTAGATTCTGGTGGTGGTGATCCTACTGCGTTCCATACGGGTAATGCTTGATTAAATGGCATGCTGTTTCCTCCTTAAATTGGTAAATCGTTTTCTCCTGACGGCTCATAAATGGCGCTCAATGTTCCACCTGTACTTTGGTCAACTGGCGCAAGACCTTCAGCACTTGTTTCCACTTGATCTTTAATGCTAGACATTCTGAACGTTCCTTGTAAACTGATACTTTCCACTATTACGCCAGCTGGTGCAACTCTTTGAACTAAAAATCCGAATTGAGAAGTTGATAACCCGGCATCATTTAATGCTTTGATTGGGAGTCCTTCAATCCGTAGTGCCGCAGCCTTTTTTCCTTCTGTCACTTCGTACATAGCTCGCATTTTAATCGTAGAGGGGTCAGTATTTAATGTCCTTGCTAATACCTCTATCATGTTATTGAACGTTCCATTACTGTTATTACGGGCAATCCTAGCTAATATAAGCAACCTTAATACTTCATCACTCACATTTCCGCGTTCCTGGCCCCAACCTTTTCCGATTAAATCAAGTGTTGTTCCTTTTGCTTGCTGGATATCACGCCATGATTCAATTTTTTCAAAAGTTAATCTAATTTCATTTGTTTTTTCCGTAATCAGTAATATATATTTCCCAATCATCGAATCTGGGTTCTTTGTAAAAACATCAGTCAATTTTCGAAATGTATCAATAAATGAAATCATACTGTCACCGTTACGGCTATATTGGTTGCGTTCGTTTGTGCGACTTCATTTGCTGCTATAGCGATATTACTTGATACTAATGTCCCGGATGTTTTACCAATTTTAATTACTACATCCATAACCCCTTGGATTTGCATAACTTCAAAACTTAGTTGTTGAACAATAACTTTTTCCCCCATGTTCAACCCAGTGTAAATTGATCCATCGCTAACAGTGCCGCCAATAAATCGGACAATCGTGTCTTTTACCTCTGTAATACTTGTACTCTGAAATGTGTTGTCTGTGGTCAGGTCAACGCTCGCAAAAACATTAACTGTATTAGCTGGTGTATAGGATACTTTATGAGAAACACCACTCATATCCACTACTTGAAAGGAAGATGTGCCGAACGGCTCAATACCAGCAGGACCCTTGTCAAAAATAGCTTCTGCGATTTCTTGACCATTCCCACCCAATACATACACTTGATAACTATTAGGCGGTGTTCCGTTCACTGTTACGTTTGTATTGTTATTGTGGATGTTTGCAGCCCTTACACCTAAAACGTTTTGTACAGCAGAAACAATGCTGTTAGGCGTTGAATATCCTTTAATTCCATTGGTATCCAATAACCTTTTTCTTAATTCGATATCTGTCTCTTTTTCTCTGCCACCTGTAATAGCTTCAGAGTTTGTTACTGTTTCAATACTTGCACTTGGCTCACTTTGAACGGTAATAGTTCCAGGTAATGTATTGCCGATTAAACCAGCAGTAAGACTTACAACTGATCCCGTACCTATTCCAGATGAATTCAATAACACATCTTCTTTTAATGCATAATCTACTCCTGTTTCAGTTTCAAATCTCGTCCCAGCAACAACGGTATAATTTGGCGTTCCTGTGAATTCAACATTTCCTTCTGCATATAATTCTGGGTTCCTTGAAGTCAAAAAGTAACTAGTTAAGTAATCTAGGTTTTTGTCAACTGCTTCTGAAGGGTGTCCGCTATGATACACCTTTTCTGCTAATTCCCATACCTTTGCAAGTATCCATGATAAAAGACCACTGATAATACCGTTAGGGCTTTTATATGATAAGTTCACATCTTCACCAAACAGCTCCTTTTGTTTTTGATCAATTTCTTCTTTCAAGTCTGCTTGATTAGGACGGTTAAACCCTTTTTCCGAAAGTCCCCATACCATTAAATTTCAACTCCCTCCAATTCCAAAACTTCCCCGTCTTCTTTGCGCATGACGATATCGATTGAAATTTTTCTATTTCTTATATCACGAACAAAGGTTATATTTTCGAATTCTAACGGCTCAGTCGTTCCAATCGTTGACTCCATTATGATATCTTTAGCCTCTGTTTCATTGAAATTCTTAGAAAGAATAGGACTTCTGTCCATTCCCTCTTCGGGATCTAAAAACCATTCACCTTTTTCTGTTTGCATGGATATACGGGCTTGCTGAGCTAATTCTTCATTACCTTCTATCATTACGAAAGAACCGTTTTCAAAAACAAGGTCACCGTTTTCATCTAATTTGAATGATTTCATAAGTCAAATACCCCCGTTATCACACCATCATTTAAATTAAACATCCTTCTCATTCCAGGATCAAAAGGGACTTTTTGAAAGTCATCCATCGCTCTTTCTGCTATTTCCACCCACACCACATCTCCCTTTACTAAAGGGCCGACATGTCTTACAACTGGCACAGCCTCTACCATTGCATGTTTACTTAAATCCCCTTGTTTATCCCTTGCCATAAAAAGGTATTCGATATCTGCTGATGGCGGTTTGGTATCAGGGAAGTATTTAATTACCCTTGCTGGTTGATTCGTGTGAACTTGCAACATGATATTTTTAATAACATTATCAACAAATCTTGATTCTGAACTCAAAAGTCCACCTCCTTATTCACATGAGAATTCTGTATAAAAGTCGTCCTTATCTGCTACGTGTTTCCCTTTAAAAGCTCGATATTTACCATTAGCCGTCTTTGATTTCAATTCAATGATGCTACAAGTGGTAATACGGTGTTGCATTAAGCATTTAACCGTGTACCCTGTTTTATTATCTTCCGTGAATGTTGAAGGACTTCCAATCAATCCAGTTTCCTCTTTTAATACGAACCTTTCGTCCATTCCTTCCTTCAACGGTCTAATGACCAACTTTCCTCTGCGGTGATAAATGATACTACCGCAATCCCTCGCAATATCTTCTAAATCGTTGTAAATAAGCTTGGATATGGTGTAACCTTTTTTATATACTTTGTCGTTCTTTAGCTTCATGGGTGCGCCTAATTTTACGCCTAACAAATCCAACATCCTTTTAATCATGGTGGAACCCTTCGTATTTTTCTTGAAGGTTATGGAATCCTTTTTCCCTTTGTCCGCTGTCTTACTATCAATCTTCTTTTTTGTGTAATCTTCACCCTCAGAAGTGTAAATCGTTGTTATCTTATCTACCCCTTCGAATTTCGTTTTGATGCTATATACCTTGCCTATACTTAAAACCCCAACATCACTCGAATACCCAGCTTGCACGGTTAACGTATCACCTGTTTTGAATTTGGAGATTGTATCTTTGGATAAATTATATAGTTGCACCGTGTTTTTATTAGGCTTCATATCATCATCGAAAATAATTTCGAATCTCATGTGAAGATCTTCGTTTGAGAATGTGGCTCGTCCGATACTGACTTTCATAACCCGCTTAAAGTTATAAGTTGTCATCTTCATCATCCGCCTGATCATTAATATATAAGAAAACGGTTACCCCAAAGTTATCCCAGGTAATACTCGTTTCGTTATCTGATAAATCCATAGGGACTAATTGTGGCGCTGGTAATGTTAGATCTGATGAATCATTCCATAGTGGTTTATTCAAAATCATTTTTTCACCTAAAATTATTTCTTCGTCTTCCTCACCATCAGTAGGTCGATAAAGATTTACGGTAAAAAAGTCCCCTGTTTCGTTATAAGCAAACTTAAGTTTAAAAGTCTCATCCGCTAGGTCAATATCGAACATTTCAGGGATATTTTCTTTGTCAACAGGGATGTAATCCATTCACTCACCTACTTCACTCTTAATTTAACGCCTATAGGGATACGTCGATCCGGGTATTTATTCCAAGACCTCAATTGTGGTATGGATGATCCGTATTTTCTACTTAAATCCCAATAAGTATCGCCTTTTTTGGTAACATGATATTTCTTAGTACTAGTTGATTTTTTCTTACTCACTGGTTTTTTCTTGCCACTTTGACTTGTAGGCTTCTGAGCAGGTTTCTTTGACCCTGAAGCCTTTTGCCATGAAGTGGTGGAAATACGAATGCGTCTCAATGAAATGTCAATTGCCATTCCGTTTTGCACATCTGAACTTCTTTTGCTACTTATGCTGGTAATAATCACGTTCGAAGCACTCATTTTACCAACGTATTTAATGATTTTTCCGCTTTCCATAATGGAAATCAGTTTATTTTTACTAGTTTCATAGTTAGACGAAAGGATATAACCACTAATTGAAAAATCAGGGGAGCGTTTGGATACATGATCCGTAAACGGTTCCCCTTTTTCAACGGCATATTCTGTGACGTCCACCTTGTAACTCTCACTTTCATCTTCTATAAATAAAGACACATCATCCAGTTTAGCCATTAATATTCCCCCTCTGGCTCATATAGGAAGCTGAGGTGATCAAACACTTCTTGAATTCCCTCTTTCACTTGCTCTTTTACGCTCTTACCTTCACCGCTCGCCCCTGAAATATAAATGGTAGGAGTTAGTGTTATAGAACTTCTAGAATTAGTTACAGACCCCGCTGACGATGTTGGTTTATATGTTTGTGGGATGCCACCAGTCATATCGACAGCCATTTTTTGAACATATTTTGATCCATCTTCAATACCAAGCCCCATACCTTCCGATACGAAACCACCATATTCAAACATGACTCGTGAAGGACTGTGAATATCTAATAAACCGGTAACAGCTCCTTTTATGCTCTCAGCCACACCTGCAGCTGCTTCAACTGCTGCTCCTGCCATTGAACCAATACCGTCAATCAAACCCTGGATTATATCTTTACCTATTTGCATTAGGTCGATCGCTTCAAAGAATCCTTCGATACTGTGCCATATTTCTTCTGCAGTGCCTTTGATCGTTTCCCAAGCACCTTCCCAATCTCCTTGAAGAATAGCCATTCCTGTTGCTATCAACCCAGTTATAAGTGAAATCCCTATATTGATTACCGCTTGTATAGCAGCCCAGGCAATCTGTATAACGCTAGAAATTATAGTCCACCCAACAGAGAAAATGGTTTTTATAGCAGCCATACCAACTGATATATAACCCTTGATGTAAGCCATAAAAACAGATACAACAGCCATGATTTGTGCTCCATGTTCTGACCAAAAAGCCTTGATTTGCGCTAGTTTCGCCATGACGAACGTGACAATTGCTTGTAAGGCTGGTTGTACTGTTTGAACTATGGCAGCCCAGGCAATCATAGTATTAGTTTTGATCCATTCCCACGCTGCAAGTATCCCATCACGGAACCAAGCTACGTTATTCCAGGCCCATATAAATGCGGCTCCTAAAGCTATAATTGCAGCTGCAACAATCCATACTGTCGCACTCATTGTTGCTAAGAATGTTACAACTGGTGCAATCATTTTGAAAAAGAATCCAAAAGCCAATGTCAGTCCTTTTACATAACCAACACCTAAACCTAACGGCAACAATATCAATGTTAAAGCAGGGATTAACAATAAAATACCTTGTAATATCATTGCTATAGCTGGATGCGCTTCATTGAATTTAATCACCATTTGACCTATTGCTGTTACAAAATTATAAACAGGAACCATGATCAATATAAAGACATCAATCATTGGTTGGATAGCTTTTCTGAGTGTGGAAACCATTGTATTAAATGATTCAGCGTATTTTTTATTTTCCATCGCCGCATTATGTATGGCTCCATAAAAGAAGTAAGCCGCTAACCCTGCAGCGATTGCAACGATAGGCATCGCACCCAGACCTTTGTTTAATCTTTTTGTTTCTTCGTTCAACTCTTTCATGCTGGCGTTCGGCCCTAATTGTTGCAATGCAAAACGGGCAGTATTAGCATTGTTGGCCATCCTATTAAGGGTTCCGACCACTGCTAAACCTGCCCTATTGGCGTTATATAGAGGATTATTCATGCGGGCAATTGCGGCGGCGTTTTTATCCGCTTGAGGTGTCATGTTAGCGAATGTTCCAATCGTTCTATACATACTTTGTCTCATTCTGTCATCATTCGCCATCATGCCGTCTGTGGCCTTTTTGTGTGCCAGTCCCATTTTATCAATGGCGCGTATTAATTCACCAGTCGTTCCCCCGTACCTTCTTCCAACTTGCGCTAATTTGAAAAAGTCATATTCGGCAGCGACTAAGTTGTTTCGAAACTTTTTAAAAGCATCATTTTGATTCCGCCAACCCATGTTCATTTCACGCATCATATCTCTTGAATCATCGTTTAAATCTCCATAAGATCGCCCCATTAACCGCGATTGTCGGATAATATCATCCATTTCCCTGTTGATACCTCGTAATGGATCAGCGTCTGCCATAATATCCAAAAGTATATGGGTTTCACGAACTGCCATGTAATCACCACCCTATTTCTTCTTTTTGCTATTTTTCTTCATAGCTTCATCTCTTAATTTCATCATCTTGTCTAAGGCGGCATTCGCTATACCAAGTTCCGTTTTGCTCATAGCGAAAGCTTCGGTATAACTAACGTTGCAATCCTCTGCCATGACTAAACGCCATCTTAACCATTCTTCTGGTTCTTCAACCGCTGCTTTCCAAGGGTTAGATGTTAGACTTACCGACAAGAAAATTACTGGCTGCCTTAAAGACCTCCGTTTGGTGCGCGAAATTTTCTTCTTCTTCCCAGTAATCCCAATTCGTTCTTTTTCCGCCATCAATAAAGATAACCTTTGCCATTAAGCCTTCCCATAGCTTCGTTTGTTCCATCGCTCCATTAGCACCAACCGCTTTATCCCTTAGTTCCATTCCTGCTCTTGCGCCTGGATGTTGAAGTGTATATTTTTTCTTTTCTCCATTTTCTAATTCGATTACCAATTCTTCTTGTTTCCCTGATACAGTTGCCATATATAACATCTCCCTTTTATATGAGTTGTGACGCGCTTTCCCCATGAAACATACCTCCTATAAGATAAAGGACAGCGAACTGTCCCCCACTTATCAAACGTCTGTATAGTCAAATACTTTAATTTCAAACTCTCTTTCGCCTGTCTCGTCAGTAATTGACCCTTCTGGTGTTTTTAGAACCATAGCTTGTGAGCCACCAATTTTCTCACTGTTCTCGCCACCAGTGTTTACCCATATAGCAAATTGCTTTCCTGTATTAGCAAGTTTCTTCAGGAATCCAACCTCTGGTGAACCTTGCATTATTAGAACGGTAATTGTACCGATTGAATTAATCTTCTTGGTGATACCTACTGTCCCTGTCACGCCAACTTTTGGTTCAAAATTATCCTCATCTTTTTCCCATGTAACGGCATCCCCTTCAGCAAAATCTGTTAAGTACCTGCCGTCAACCACAACGCTAACTTGCGAAGCGTCAAACGTGTATGAATTTGTCATCTTGTAGCCTCCCTATCTTCTATTAAATATTTACAACGCCTGTAACTCTAGCTTCATGGATTGCTCCACTTTTTCCATAGCTAAATGAGCCTCCCGGATAAACACGCAAAGCTCGGTCTTGAATGTCTACTTCATCTCTTGATAAAGTGGTAACAGTGTAATCAGGTAAACCACCTTCAAGTGTTGCAATAATGCCATTTTTAAATCCTCTTTGAAGAGTAGTAGACATAGCTGCTTCAATTGCACCAATTCCTCTAGCGTCATATGGGATTTTAGGAGCGTTACCGAGTGTATATGAGATCTCGTTTTCCATATCTGCTTTGATCCAATCTTGTCCATGTATATCATCGATATAAGATCCATCCGCTAACCATCCCTCAGATAATTGCCCACGACCACCTTTGACTATGTAAGCAACGGCGAAATCAGCATCAATTGCATTAATTTCTGTTTCATTTAAATATCTTGCTGTGACACCTTTTAAGCTTTTAAATTTCCATGTAATTGACCCAACTGTTTGTGAACCTAGATCACCAACTGCAGCAGCATCCAAATGTTCATCGGCAATGGTGTGGTCATATATTTTTGTGCGTTTCTTGGCTTTCAATGCTTTCCTATCCGCCTCTGTTCTAACTTGAACCACCAAAAATTTAAAATCTTTATCACTAATAAACGTAGCAGCTGCCAACTGATCAACAGCCAAGTCATTAGCCACTAAAGCAAAATGCCATTCCCGGCCATAGAAAAGTGCCATTGATGTTTTAATGTCTGTCGCATAAGTAGCAACCGCCACTTTATCAGGACGATTATCTTGTTTAAAGATAGTTGCCGCTTTTGCTTCTACCGCTGTTCCTGTTGCATAGTCTACTTGTAAAGCTGCCAATGTTGAATATTCTTTGTATTCTGCTGCACCTGTTTTTTGAACAAAAATTACAGGTCTTCCTAGACCAATTTTAGGTGCAGGTGATGCTACGTTGATTTTTACTGATACATCTTGTAATGGCATTTCCTAACCTCCTTAAGGTTGTGTTTCTGTTGTTAATGTTACTTCTTCTATTGCTTCCATTTCTTTTACATCTGAATGTCTAATTCGCAAACGTAAATCAAACCCCACTTGTCGTTCAACCTCAATAGAAATAAAGTTATCCCGACTTCCAAAACCATCTATTCTAACGACAGCTAACCCTTTTTCATAAAGTCTTTGACGAGTACCAGTTGCTTTTAAAAGTGAGGCGGATTGTTGTGCCAAAGATAAAGCTTCAAATGAATCCTCTGATATCCATGTATAAGATATAACTATCTCAACATCTTCCGTCTGTGTTTCCCCACCACTCCTGTATGTCTTTACATTTAAATAAGGACTAGTTACTGTGTATGTGAAAAATGGATATACTGGTTGCTTTTCTGTACTCATCCGTTCTATTCCTATGTATGGTAACTCTTTGCGCAATTCATGATTAACTGCACTTACAATTGCCTTGTAATCAATCAAATTGATCCACTCCTTTCAGCGTATAAACACTAAAATCAGCAATATCAGAGTAATCGCTTTTACTTTCTACACTGTAAGTGGTTCCCTTATATCGGATCTTACTTTTATCAGGAATGTCATGAATCAATGAATATAAGAGCCTATCAGAAGAAGTGATCCTTCCGCCGCTTTGGTATATCTGTTTGTCTGTTGGGGATACAATGGCACCCTCAGATTGTTGTACCGTAGGCTGATATCCTGAATTAATCGGTTTACCCAGATCATCATAATCTGCAGGGTTAGTGGGCTTACTTTGATTTACTGGATATTCAATCGTAAACGAAACAGTATATCTCCTAATAAATGATTTGAATCTAAATGACTTCATGTGTAATCGCTCCAATCAATCTACCTGTATCAACAAGTGGATTACTACTTCCCTTTTGGTCAACGGTAAATGGATGATTTGAAGGATCATTTAAATTCCTAGCAAACTCCTGAAGCTTTCCTTCTGCTTCAAGGCCAATTGCATCTAATGCGTCATTTGTAGATGGTTTACCCTCTATAATCGCATCGACCAACAAATTAACTGCCTTATCCAAAATCCCCTTTTCATGTTCATCCCATCCGGCACGTATATAAGAACGCTCAGGAATTGTGATGTGAGTAGTTGACTTTTTGAGAGGTAATCCTTGTGAAGCCAAGTAGCCCCGCATTTTATCAGTGACTTGTATTCTAGTCCCGTATTCCTGAATAGCGGCGATCTCCCCCATTGTTATGTCTGAATCTCCATGACCACTTTGAGCCGATTCTCCAAAAATACCTACAAGAATTTGTTTGTTGTTCAATTCTTCTGCGTGTTTGATGATCTCAGGTATCTTATTTTTATCTTTAATCCTTACTCGTGCCATTAGAAAAACCCTACTTTTGTATTGTAGGGTTTCCAGAGTCTATATACAGGTGTATACCTTTGACTATCACTTGTGAAGGTTTGAGTTGCTCCTGCAAGGGAATCGCTCACCGCTCCTACAGGAACAGTTAGGTCTATTTCAACCATTAATGCAATTCCCTTTTTTACAGGAGATGGAATGAGTAATTCTCCACTTTCATTTTCAAATAAATTACCACACCAGTCTTTTGCATATTCAATAGCATCATTAAGAGCTATTTTCAACGAATCATCTTGGCTTGAATCATCAACAGGAATACCTAACCTTGTTTTAAGTTCAACTAATTCCATCGTTACTTACCTTCAATTTTAGAAGTGTTTTTTTCTTTTTCAGCTTTATATCCTAATTGTTTTAGAGTCTTAATTACTCCATCGGCTGTTGTTTTAAGTTCACCATCTACAAACTCACATAATGGTTTGTTATTTTCACTATCCCATACAACACCATGACCATAGAATTTCATTTTTCCTCAACTCCTTATTTCATTAATCCTACTGCTTTTAATTTAGCTAACAATGCGTTAAAATCTGCTTTCAATGCAGCTACATCAACTGCAGAAGAATCTGGTTGAGCATCCATTTGTAATACTTCTTTTAGTACTAAATCAACCCGTGAATCATTTTGTAATTTACCCATTCCCTAACACCCTTTCTGATTGTAATTAAAAAAAGATAGGTACAAAAATGCACCTATCCACTAAATGTTATTAAGATGTAGCTAGACCAGTAATTGAACCGTGTAAAGCTTTATTTCCGTGATCTAGTCCCATTTGTCCAAAGATTTGACCAGATTCAGCAGCGCCTGTTTTCGCTAATTCCTCATAGAACAAATGTCCTTTCTCAGGTACTAATTGAAGTACAGGAGAGACATGAGCCATATCGAATAGTCCAACTTTATCTGCCCCAACAAAACGATCTAATACAATACCGATTTTACCGAAGTCAGTTTCAATTTGTTGAATATCTAATCCACCAACATTACGATCTTGTGGAGCATATCCATAAATACTAGTGATTACTTGTTTTTGGAATGCATTTGTAAATAGAACCATATTGTCAAAACGAGCACCATTAGTAAACATATCCCTTAACAATTTATCAATCATCGCTTTAGTTAATTGCGCACCTGCACCAGCAACTGTATTTCCTGTTGATGTAAGTTCGAACATACCACGAGTTTTATCAACTGTAGCTGCAGTAGTCGCAAGGTTGTATGTACCATTTAGGAAAGTATGTTCAGCATCACGTGCAATTTTAGTCAATGCACGAGCAATTTGAAAGTCCTTCTCAGATACAACATTGTTAGATTGTCCTGCAATATTCAAACCGGATAGTTTGCCTCCATTAGATAAAGCACGGTATGTAATATTTACTGATTCTTGGAAGATTTGAGTTACGTTCTTAGATTGATCACGTACGTATGATACTGCTGTTGGTGCTGTTGTTGAAGCTTGCTCGGAAATAGCTGGTTGTGCTGGATTTGGATAGCTGTAAGTAGAATCAATAGTAAATTCATTAGATGTTGTTTGTTTGCCCCCAGTTAATCCCCCTGCCATAGAAAGAAATGGTGTTACTTCTGCATCAATTGTGAAAAGCTCTCCTGAATAGTTTGGTAAGTTAAATGAATTTCCTTGTCCGTTAATGTTTGTTGGCATGTGATTGCCCTCCTATAAAAGTTATTTTTGTAATTCGTGAATCTTATTCTTTAGTGCAATTTGTAACGCTGAATTTTTGGATTGAATAGCCTGTGTATAATCTTTCTGTAATTGATCTAATTCAGATAATTGTTTACCTGAACCAGCTACAGGTGGTCTACCCGGTAAAGCAGCATTAGCAGCTACTCGTACAGCCTCATTAAATGCTGATTTAAATGCCTGAATGTTTTCATTAGTCGTTTCTGCTGTGTCTGAAATTAAGAATGAAGCAAATGAAGCAGGTAAACTCTCAGAGATTAATACTTTTTCGGTTTCAGTGAATAATTTTTCTTGATTGAATTGTAAACGTTCAGCCTCAAATGACTTTCTATCCTCTTCAATCTTTGCTAATTCTTTATCACGTTCAACCTTGAATCTTTCTTCCTGAGACAATTTAGCAAGCTTTTCTGCTTCTTCCCGTTCCTGTTGAATACGTGTTTCTAATTCCTGGGTAGTCTTAGCTTCCCATTTTTTCTGTGCTTCTGTGACTCGTCTGTCTGCCTCTTGTTGTAGTTTTAGATTTAATTCTTCTTGAGTTAGTGTAATGCTCTCAGGTTGCTGTCCTGTTTCATTGTTAGGATCAGCGCCTTCATTTTCTCCCTCTGCAAAGAATTGTATATCTAGTTTTAACGGCAAATCAGGTGTATGTACGTGTTTAAATAATTCCATAGTATATATTCCTCCTAGCCCTCTACAGTTGCCATATGGCCCCTATATAGTTCTAATTTAGTCCGATTAATTATGATGCCCAATCGACAAAAGGCAAAAAAAGCTTCCAAAATTGTCCGCGATATTTTTTAAGGGTAGTAGTAATATACAATGTCCAAAAAGGGGGTATGGGGGGTATCCTTTGGACAAATAAAAAAGGAGTGTCAGTTAGACTCCCCTTAGTTATCTTTCTTCCTTATTTACAATACAATGAAGTATAATGTGGTAAAGAAAATACGTTATAAGTCTTGCATACAGCATTCAAATCGACTACCGATAGTCAATCTTATGTAAACTAGTAACTAGGTTAAAGCATTGTTACATCAACGTTTGTGTAATTTCTATGTGGTTATCAGCATACATGTTTATATACATCTTGATATACCAACGTTTATCAGCTACTTAATTAACAATGTGGAAGAAGATAATGTATAAAATACTGTATAATAAGTCTAAGATGTTAACCTTTCCTTCTTCCATTCATCAAGCTGCTTATCCTCTAAGTAATCATGTTGAGTATTATTGCCGATACCAAGGATCTCATAAGTAAGGAAACAGCGACAATTAATGGTGTTTTCTGGTCTAGAGAACATTTTAGGTGCTTGAGCTGTGTCATCACCAATTCTAAAGTCCCCTTTTACAAGTATAGTAACATCATGCAATGCCGTATGTTTTACCCTTACTCGCTCATCTCCAACACTGTTCCATTTCTTCCCCATCTGTATTCCTTTACTCTCAGCATGTAAAGCACTATTCAATTTAGCCTTCTCTAATACTCTTCCACTCTCTGTCCTTACAACTCGATTAGCCTTAACAACATCGCCTTCAAACACTTCCTGAACACTCTTACTCATCGTCTTATATGTGCTACCTCTAACCAATCCCTGAGTAATAATATTGCGCAACTTTAATATCACATCATTACGATTCTTTTCTAAATGTTCATTCAATGTTAAATAGACAAACTCATTTTCAATACTTTCTTTCACAACATCTAACCTCAATGAACGATAACCTAACTTAACCTTTGAATCACTCTCAATAGCCCAACCAGTATGATAGTAGGAATCAGTATAAACATCATACAAATGACTATTCAAATCAGTCTCTATATCCTTATACAAGTCCTTCATGATACCAATCGTAGCTTTATCAAATGATTTCATGCGACCATATTTGTTCATCTCTTGGTATGTAAGTATCCCATCAACTTCATAGTTGCTATATGTCTTCATTAAAAAAGTGAGAAAATCCTTCAAAGCCTTCTCATAGAGACTAACAACATTATTCTCAAGCTTGTTTGACTTCTTCTCCATTTGCTGTGTTAGCTTCTTTATTCCTTCCATTATTCGATTCATCAATATCATCCTCAACATTTAAACGGATATATTCTTCATTCTCATGCTCAATTAATTCCTTTTCATAAGCAGGATCTTCAATGTGAGCCATCTTACGTAACGTTTGCATACTTGCAATATTAGTCCCAACTAACGCTACTGCATTGGCAATATCAGTCTGTGTGTCTGTTGGCAAATTTCTTTGGAAACGAATGTCTATATCCAAATAATCGTATTTCTTACTGATGTTAAGAATATTAGTAATCATCCTAATCCTACGCTGTAAGCCTTCTTTGAAATATCTTTCCTTTGTACTTCGAGTGTTTTCTAATGGTAAAATTCTTCGTTCAAGGGCTACACCTGAAGATTCTGCAAAAGATTTATCTGTCATATCGGGCACCTTGCTCAAATCAAGAATGTCCTTTTTAGTTCGATTCTTTTGATTCTCTTTCCACTCAGAATTAATATCCTTAATTAACCATTCAGCATCAGCATTTTCTTCTTTCTCCACTTTACCGAAGTTTAATAACCGTTTTTCTTTCATCTCTTGAGTTTCTGGAATATTATCGATTCCCCATACCTTCAAGATGGCATCTGTACTCGACTCAGACTCATTTACATCGTCTGAAATTAATGCGTCATAGCTATTATTCAATGGAATGATACCTTCAAAATCAGACTTTAACTGGCTTCCCTTGTTCCAATAATAATTAACTGGCACTTCACCATATCCATGAGCCTCTTCACTTTCTAGAAAGAATTCTTCATTATCCTTCTGTATAAAGTGATAGTTGATATGCTCTGAATAGACATAAGCATGTAATGATTTCGAATCATCCAAAACATCTTCATTTTCCCAATATCTAATTGCTAATATAAGAATCTCTTCTACACTGTTATCGAAAACAAGAATTATATTATTCTCAATCAATGGTAAAGGCCTGAATCTGGGTTCTTTCTTACCTGATTGGTTCTCCTTAGTGTAAAGTATCTCCACTCCATAACCATAACGACTACATTGCTCAGCAATTTCATAATTAATTTTCTGCTCATCATTGGAATCATAAATATCCTGTATTTCCTGCATATATTCTTTATTCTTACTTGAATAAACAACTGGCTTTCCCATGAAATAACCAACATGCTGATCACTGATATACTCACACCAGTTAGCCACAATTTTATTATTCGGCTTACTCTCGTCTGCAAATTTTCTATCGAGTATTTTGTGTTCACCCAGGTAGTATTTGTGCATTTTTTCTTCACGTTTTGTATCATGCTTATAAATAAGCGTTTCAATTATTCCAGGTACAATAACCTCAATTTGACTCTTATCCAATCTAAACAATATTCCACCTCCTACCATATACCAAGCGATTCTTTAGTCAATTCCATTTTTCCGCCTTTCAAATCAGCAATATCGAATGTATCTAATCCATACCAAATCGCACTAAGTGAATGGGGGTCAATGGCAAATTCATCTTCATGTATAATACCTTTTGAATCTTTTTTGTATGTCAGCCATTGTAGCTCACGAATTACATTAGGACACGCATCACTACAAATAATTTTCTTAAACCTTTTTACTTTTTTTGTATATTGTAATCTACTGCCCTTATACTTCTTTGCAGATCTCATATTAAATCCTTGTTGTTTAAAATATTTAATCGTTTTTGGCTCTGCACTATCAGCTTTAATCAGCTCTTTAGTCCAAGTAAACTCCTTTAAATCCTCTGCTGTTTCTGGGTCTGTTTTACCTTTGTCATAATACTCATAATGTATATAAAGAATATTTTCATCATTGTCAATGACCATTCTAACCAAGCAATTATATGAGGTAGCAAATCCAAAATCCATTCCACAATGTCTTGAAGGGTTTTGTATTTTTCTTATTTTCTCAACCATCTCATCATGAGGCATCGTTACGAACGCATTGAAAACTCTCAATCCACTAAATCCAAATCTTCCTTCGAATTTAATCCTGTAGGTATCTGGATCATATTCTTTAGTCTCCTGTAAGCCTTTTATGTATTCCTCTGTTGCAAATTTATTATCTGTAACGACACTGTGATGATAATAAGTGTCATCCAATTTAACAATTCTTTTTTCGTACAATTCTTCATCACTTAACTTAAAATAATCCTTTAAATCATCCTTAAAAAAGAAACGATATGTCCAATTATTTTTCGAAACGGGATTAGTCGAAAGCAAAGTATGTAGTGGCAGCGTGGGATGTCTTAAACGTCCTTTAAGCTCATGGTAAACTTCTTCCCGAATCTCAGAACATTCTTCAATCCAGATTAAGGAAATATTTACCAAACTTTTTAATTTTTCTGTCGAATCTCCTCCCTTGAAAATAATCTTTGAACCATTTGGAAAAATGATTTGCATAGGATTCAAGGTGAAATTAAACTGATTGTGTAACTCTAAATGATCTTTAACAATTTCTCTAAATAATGCATAAGTGGATTCGCGATGTGTTTCAAACGTATTTCTTACAACTAAAGCTGTCCGTTTTTCACTTAATAATTTGAGGACGATTTTGGCCGCGCAATGAAATGATTTGCTCGATCCATACCCCCCAACTAATAAATAGTTAGTGTGATCCCAATCGTAAATAAAATCTTCAAAGTGTGGATTGATTTTTAATTCAGTCATTTTCGCCAGCTCGTTTTATTACCAGCTTAAATTCCTTATCTGTATCTCCATCAATTAAGTTTGTGTACTTACTTAACATCTCCAATGCCTTTGTTTTATCGCTTAGTTTTATTGTAGGTGCCTTACCTCCCGCAATATACTCAATCATGGAACTATCAACAGTATTTGAGTCTTTAAATCTTAAATAATTTCTTGTATATGTTTTTCCATTCTCATCAACTACTTCTTCAGCACCAAAATTAACATAATCAGTGATATCAGCGAAGGCAATTTTAATGTACTGCTCCAAAATATCCTTACTGTCTAGTAAGGTGTCTGTAAACAATTCTTTCTTTAATTTTTGAATATAATTACTTATTTTTTCCTTTTTCAATAAAAGATGCGCAGCTTGCTTATCAAACTTTGTTTCTCCAAATGACTCCCGATAGCTTTTTGCAGCATTAAAATGTCTGAGATAATTTAAGCAGAACATTCTCTCCTTATCTGTTAGATTGTCATCGCCCTCTAATAATTCCTCAAACTCATCAATTTTCTTATCCTTTTCCATTATTAACCCTCCCTTTTATTCATCAAAGAAATTTACATTAACCACTTCCGCTACAATATCCACTTGAATATGTGAGTTTAGGAGCTGTTTAGTACCTACATCGGCATTATAATAAGAAGTAGCAACTAGCCCTTCATCTTCACCTTGAAGCTCTGCAGCAAATGCATAATTCTTTATCTTACCTTCTCTAGCTTGTTCCGTTATGTATTCCAACTGTTCAATTAAGTCTTTGTCCTTATTAGGAAAATGTATAATTTTAGCCATGACTACTCCCCTTCCCATAGAAAAAGAACGCACTAACCACTGAGTATATTAATCAATGATCAATGCGTTATTAGTGTGTTCTCGTTCCCTGTCCAAAATAAAAAACACCCGGCTACTCGGATGCTTTCTTTATAATTATTTATTCAAATAAGGAGTAAAAGCAGACATAGCAACTTTTAACCCTTCGCAAGCTCCTTGATAATGTATTATTTTCTCATTATCACTCATTTCTTTTGCAATCTCTAACTTGCCTTTATATTCTTCTTCAATTTTCATTAGCCTTGCCATTGGTAGCATTAATTTATTATCCAAAAATCCCACCCCCTTGTACCTAATACTTTCTATATAAGGAGAGGTATATCCTGCATATTTTTTCCTATTAATGTTATAATTTAGTAGAAAGTGAGGTGAGTATTATGGCAGGTAATTCAGGTAAAAATCATCGTGATGGAGCAGTAAAAAGCAGAACCCAATTTAAAGCTCCCAATGGTAACTATGTTAAACGAGATGCAACTACAGGACGTTTTATGGATCAAAAGACTTCTGGTGGAAAATTTAAAGGAGTCCGTAAAGAAAAGTAGAGAACAATTTTAAATACTGCCTTTTTCATCTCATTTTCATAACAAAAAGCACTCAGCCATTTTGGTTAAGTGCTTTCTGTGTTAATGTTGTCTATTACTCTATAAATAATTGTTGATTAGAGTGATACATTATTTCTTTTTTTTGTTCTTGCTTTCTAGTAATCTTTGATTTTTTAATGCTTTACTTTTGAACTTTTCTGCATCTTTACCAGTTACTTTTGGTTTTTCTCTTTTAAATAGCATTTTCTTCACCCCATAAGAAGATATGGGAGAATTAATAGAATATTACTAAATTGCTTCGTCAAAAAATGCATCTATAAGAGATTCATCATACAAATCCATGTACATGTATACTAGTCCATCACTATTACTTGATTCTATCTCATCTTCAATGAAGTTCGAGAAACCTCTCTTAACATACCAATCATACCTTTCAATTAGTGCATCAAGAGTAATAAATCTTTCATTAACAATATTAGCAATTTCAATTATCTTTTTAAGGATAGCACTACCAATTCCCCGTTCTTGATAATTCTTGCTTACCGCAATTCTAGCAATGTCCAACGAATAAGGTGATATAATATCTGACACATCCATAGATACACCTAATTCCGCTCTTTTCAAAGTAAAGAAACCTACAAATTCATCATTATAGAATACAAGATTAGTACTTGCTTGTTTGCTAATTTGGTAATAGTATGCATTGTTTCTAAGAAATTGTTCAAGACTTGTATTTTCACATTTAAAATCTTTAATTAGAGTGTAATCTTTTGATTCAATAGCTCTAAAATTAATTTTTGAACTGTCTATATATTTCTCTTTGCTCATCCTCTGATTTTCCTTTAGCAAATTCTTCAATGCGTCTTTCTACAGATAAATTGTTTTTTTTAACTTTTTGTATAAATCTATTAGCATCACTACCAGAAACAAGGGGTCTCTTTCTCATACTAACAGCCATTATACATACCTCCTTAAATCAATTACCACTAATAGGAAAATATCTTATATAGTTTGATATTTATTATATCATAAATAGATTATTTTGGTAGTTTTACCTATTCATTTTTTCCACAAGATTTAAATATTGTAGTATTTATACCTATATTTCACCATACCAAAAGGAAGATACGCGCAGAATTATGCATATGCGATTCAGCTTAATGAAATCACCATAGACTACTTTTATGTTAGTAAGAGTATTCAGAAAAACATATGCTGCTCTCATACTTTGTATTGCTTATGTATTCTATCGTGGTTTTCTATGTAATATTTATTCTATGTATTAGATACTATGTAATTTCTCTTCAATGCAGTAATCAACAAATTCTTTAGTGCTAATTCCGTACTCCGATAATAAAACACCTACGACCATGTCTTGTTCTTCCTCTTCTAATAGCTCCCACTCTGGAGAAAACACTGATTCATAAAAACCCAACTTATGTATGCTGATATTTCTCATTGCTTCATTAATTAACCTATAAATATGCCCATTTGATCCTAATTCACAAAAGTATGTAGTTTCCTTCATTAAATTTTCTCCTTATAAGTACGATTCAAGCAAATATTCTGGACTGATCGTTTGCCAATTCCTAATTCAATCCCCTTTTTTTCATACCACTCAACCTTGTTTTTTGTGACAAATTTAAATTCTTCCCTTAATTGTCGTGCAATTTCTAAAGAAGCCCTGTTTTTATTAATCACATTAACCTTATTTGCTTTATTCCCCTTAGACGTTGTTAATGCTAAATTTCTAGGATTACAATCCTTAGTCATTTTGTTTTGATGGTCAATTTCAAACGGAATGGGCATTGACCGCCAATCAGATTTTTTAATACCATTTCTACAACTGTAAATAATTTCGTGCAAATAGACGCACCTTGGTTTCCCAGTAACCTTACATTTTAATCGAGTTCCTAAATACTTATTGTCATCACCTGTTCCTTTACCTTGAAGAATCCATTTGTTTGAAATGGTGCTGTAAACTATAGCCCTTTCTACGTGACAATAGTAATCCTCAAAACCAGGTACAGGTACCATCTCATGCTTTACATCCTCAAAACTTGGTAACACTTTTACAACTTCTTTCATTTTACATTCCTCCACATATTTTTTTAGCGTATAAACGTTTGCCTATACACTTATTGCAGCACCACATAATTTAACGCATAATAAAACCCACCTAATTAATAGATGGATTCTATATACGCTAAACGGAGATGTGGAGTCTCCAATAAATGTACAATTTTTTATAAAAATTACTTGCAATAGGTGATTCCATGATGTATTATGAACTTAAGATTCAATAAATTAATAATTACGGAACCGTCTATACTTTTTTAAGTTAAAAATAAAAACGGCAGAGGAATAATTTAGCTATCTACTTCGACTTTACGTTTCATTGTCGTTCGTTCGCATATTGAGCGCTCTTGCGATTCGCTAATCCTCTACCTTTAGGGCAGGAAATTCAAAATAGAAAAACCCTTGTGGCGCAAGGGTTCAAGGCTTTTCATTATGTACTTATTGGGGAAAATAACCTATTTTTTACTATTTTTTTCAATCAGACTCAAGAATGTTTTTCCATGATTACGATATAGGGTGTTTAATAGATGTATAGTGATACCAGAAAAGTCACTTGTATTATTTTTCTTAGACTTTTCCGACTCTTTCTTATCATAATTCTCTGCGATTAGGCTCAACATTATTAACAATGTGGCCTTCTTAATCTTCTTCTTACCAATCTTCTCATCCAAATCATTATAAGAATTTTCTAACAGTGTTTGTCTTTCCTGACACCTTTTGTCACCATCACTCTCCGAATTAACCTCTTTTATCTTTTTATCAAACTTTTTAACCAATTTTACAATATCCTTAATTTGCTTATGATCAGCTTCTTTTCTTTTTTCTCTCGTCATGTCTATAAGCATTTCACTCAATGATAAATTTTTACGATAACTTGCTTGTTCAATATCATTAATATGGTTAATGAGTATGTCCATTGGACAATTAAACTCTTCCATTTCAACTTTAGATGTAGAAACATACTTCCAAAACATCGGTTTCTTACGTGATTTTAATTTAACCCTGCCTTTTGGATTTACTTCTTCAACCTTAGTCGCCTTAGATGAACGAATTTGACGCAATGCTTTATCTACATCTACTTCAACAATCTTTTTACTGTAGTCTATAGCCACGTTTGACAATACTACTAAAATCGCCAAATTATTCATTATCTCGTCAATTTTATCCTGTCTTTCAGGTGTATCTGGTTCAGTGTTTTGTATATCCCACAGTACGCTAACTTGAAATTGAGCAGCGTTGGTAACCTCACCAATCCACATTTGGCTTTTACTTGTTTTCTCATCAATAATGCTTATATTCTCATTAGTCAAATAAACTGGATCAGGTTTAGATACGATTGTATTTGAGATAATTGGATACTTTCTTTTTGCTAATGTTTTGTCTATGATGCTATTAAAGATTTCATCTTTGAAAATAAGTAGCGTATCACCATCTTGATCCATTCCGTTACAAACCACTAATATGGGACTTTTAATAGCTGTTATTACAACAATGTTTGGTGCATCTTTGAAATTGAAATACTTTTCAATTAACTCATTTTTAGTGTTGAAAACTTTATAAAAATTATTCATTGCGTTATGAGGATTACGAACGGTTGTATATGTTTTCTCAAATTCATGTAATGTAGTGTAAACTTGATTATCCTGAAGTGTATGTGATATAACTTCTCCGTTTTCATCCTTCAACTTATTAATTACAGATAGCATCATCTCATAAGGCGAGCTGACAACGGTGCAATAATCTGACAATGTACGTAATTTTCCGCCTTTAATCTTAGTGCGATAATTACTAATTTGCTTTGTACGGTAATCCCGAAACATTTGAGTACGTACAATCTCAGGATTTATCTGGTACATATCGTACAACATGCTATATGCATTAGTTAATTCCTTCTTCTTTCTCAAATACTCAATGAAAGGTTCTTCATCAATGTTGCCATCTTCATCCTTAATACCCTGTAAACTTTTGATGTAATTAACTTCAAATTCAGCTAATTCCTTAATCGAGTCCATATCGGCGTCCAATGTGTTAATCATTTGGTACGAAGTAAATGATCTATCATCATATTTTGAAGATTTTTCGTGTTTGCATATCCCGAATAATTTGTCTTTACGTACATACTTCTTCCAGTTAGCATAAGCTTCTTTTTCCTTGCCTTTTTCAGCAAATTTCATGAACTTTAAGGCTGAAGGTGTTGTAATAAATAGAATTTGTTTGGCTGCTATCTTGTTGTTATATAAATCAGTCAACTTCCATTTGTCATAATCAGGATTAATAGTAGAATCATAATCTACACTTTCAGGATTAGTCATTTCTTTATGTTTGTTTCGTAGGAATAACTGAATATTCGTATTAAAAGCACAACATTTGAAGAAATGCTGACGTAATTGAGCGCTACCAGCTTTACCTTGACCGATACTTTCCATCAGTGAAATGTCAATTAGTGCCTGACCATCCCAAATGTTATTCTCAATTTTAGCATTTTCATTAAATACCGCTTTCAAATCGTTTCCTACTTCAATTGATTCAACATCTTCTAATAAACTAAATTCATCATTAATAATGAAAATGTTGTTATGGTTGATTTGTATTGCGTTGCTTATAGAACTCGACACCAAACTCTCATATGCCAACAAACTTGCGACGTCATATTTTTTACCTTCTTCAAATTTCAATCCCATTCGTGACCATTCCTGCATAGGCTCATGTAATTCCTCTAAAATAAAAAGTGCTTGAGAATTTCTACTTTTGCTGGCTGTGCGTTTATAGAACACGTATCGTCTATTTTTGAAACTAAAGCCTTTTGTATATAAGTGGTTACGTAACTTAGATGCATTCATTTCATTAAATTCATCTTTATTCTTATCAATTCTAATACGTTCAATATGGCCTTTAACAAGTTTAGCCTTATTCTTATAATAGTTAACTGTTTTTTCTAGTTTGTCTTTCTCACGTTTATTATTGGATAACCTTATTTCTTCTTCAACCTCTGGAATCTTCTTATCTAAATGTTCAAGTTGCTTTGTTAATCGTGATATTAGGTTATCATATCCTCTAATATTTGAAGTGATTTGTTTACCACCTTTTAACTTGTTCTTAAATTTGATGTTAATAATTGCATCTGATTGATATTTTACCTTTTTATTTTTAATAATTTCATTTTCAGAAAACATCTTTTTGTATGAACGTAATTTAATTAACTCAAGTGAATAAGGTATGTATCCGATGTAATCAAATTTCATAATATTCTCTAATCCACGTACACTCATATCGTATATGTCTTCTGCTTCGATTGACGGAATATTTACGCCTTTATTATTATTTACCATTAAATTATTCTCTCCTTTTGCGTAATTGTTTAATTTGACCAACTTTGACCAATGATAATTATTTAACGAACCTCTTCCCAACACATTGAGAAAAGTTTACTGATTATGTAAAACTGAAAATTTAAAACTTATGATATGAAAAGTTAATTGTTCGCAAATTAGCAAACTCATTTTGCGTTTTGCAAATACTGTATATATTATTTATCTATTATGTATATTATTGTTACTCTTACTAGTGTGTAATTTATGGTGCATTTTAGGTTGGAGTAACGTGCAACTTTGGTCTATGTATTGTGCATAAATTACATGTAGGTGTTTTAGTGGGTTTGCAGCACCTTATTTTCCCTCTAAATCAACAAACTTTCTGATGTTCTTTTGTTCCAAAAAATAATGGTTGTTCCATCGATCAAGCAGTAAATTTTCATTTCCGTTTTTGTCATCTTTATAAGATGAGTAATTATCAAATCGTTTAACACTGATAAATTTGAGCTTTTCAAGTTGCTTGATGTATTGGATGAATGTCTTCTCAGCTATCCCCAGATCCTTCGACATACGCACTACAGACGCATAGCAATGGTCTTTACCAACTTTCTTATAATTAATCCAGCTCATTATGTAATACATGATTCTAACTCCTGTATGACCTATTTCTTCTATGACTGACATGTTCAAAATCCAATATTCAAATTGGGTAAATACTTGTTCTTTATCTTTGTTTAGTTCCGGTATTACTTCAGGTGAAAGTCCAACTGTTAATTCACCATTTCTAGGTAATGGTTTAACGATACTTTTGATTAATCCTTTTTCATTTAATATCCTTAAGCAATCGGAGAATGTTCTTCTATCAGTGATGTTGGTAAAGTTTAAAAGCATTTTATAGTTTTTTATTGTAAATGTGAGATTCCTTTCATCGCTTTTCTGCCTATAATATTGCTGAATTAATTTTGCTAATAGGACAAAACTTTTACTATTTATTTCTGGATTTCTAACAATATCTTGCGGAATTTGAATCTTAAACTCTTTTGCCATACGCATCCTCCTGTATAATTGTTTAACCTATGTATTACTGTTTAATGTGTTGTTTAATTACGGCATTTACATCTTCTGTCCTGAAGTAGAGCCAGAACCTTTTTTGGTCGTTACTAATTGCAGTTGTGATAAATTTAATATTGCTCTCCTTGAGCTTCTTTTGAAGCAAAAAGTCATAACAGAAAAACAACATATCCTTTGAATATTCCATGTTTCCATCTCCTTAATTTGATTAAAGGGCAGGAGCACCCACCCTCTCTATGTATGTAAATTCACTAAATATTCCGAAATTTAATTATGAAATTTTATTGTTAAGTAATAATCTGAATGTTTCTCTTCCTTTAGGTGTAATCAAAGTTTGAGTTCCTGCATTTTTATCATTTGCCCATTCCTTTATTTCAAACAGTTCTGGTACATATTGAGCATAGGGTTTAAGTTTCTTTTTACTATCTCTAAAGACATATTTGTTTTCAAGAAGGAAGCTAACTAGATCCTTTTGTTTAACTTGTAATTCCTTTGCAGTTTCTCGGATATTAGTAAGTAAATTACGGTCAACAAGTGCGTCAAAATAATCCGTTTTAGGTTTCATTATTGTGATTAGTTTCTGTTGCTCCTCTATGTTTGTAAAAAGACTTTTAATGATTATTTGTTGTTCAGAAGGCAATGCACCAAAGTATGTATTAACCATTAAATCAGTATTACTTATGTATCCACCAGTTTTACGGATAGTTTTTAATATATTCTTAACTTCTTTTTTAAATTGTTTTGCGATAGGTTTTTGAGACTGCATCAATACCTCATATAATCCATCTTCTGTTAAGAACCACATATTTCTAACCTGACCACTATAATGTATCGGTGAGGTTAATTTTTCATCCTCATCAATTCCATCAATCATTTGCCCCACTTTATCTAAACTGTATTCAATCCATTCAGCTACCTCTTTCGCTAAGAATAACGGTGAATTTAAATCCCCATAAATCCTAAATTTTTTATTTAATAAATCTCTTTCCTCAACTAAAGATATTGTTTTCATTAATAATCCCCTTTATTATTTGATTTTAATTGTTAATAATTTCAACCCTATATTATCGTCAGCCGTTTGAAGTGATTTATCAACTAACAAATTTTTTGAATAGTGATATTTTTTTCCTGTAATGCCACATGTGGCACCTTTATAATATTGCTTATACTGTTTTTCCACTTCATAAGTCCTTATGCAAATAACATTCATATCGGAACCACCATTCTTATGTATTAGCTGACACCATTTAACCAATTTTCAAAAACTACACGGGAAATTTTAATCCTTCTCCCCACTCGGACAATACTGAAAGATCCACTGTGGCACAGTTCATAAGCTTGTCGTTTCCCAACATTCAGCCATTGTTGAATATCTTCAACATCTAAAACTTGCTTACTAAGAAAATCCTTATTCATCAAAACACCTCCTTAATTTATTTTATTGATTTGATCAGCGAATAAATTAATTTAATTTACTCCTCTTCCAAAAGAATGTTATTAATTTAATTTATCCGTTAAGATTGAAATGACCATTAATATCCTTGGCTTACCTTTATATTACTATCGTACCCAGTTAATGTCAATGCATTTTGTTAATTTATTTTATTAGTTTAAAAAAAGAAACCTAAATGACTAAATCTCATAGAGGTTCTTAATTGTTTCCAAATTAACAAAGCTACTTATGGAATTTTGAATATGGAAATTTTTATTTTGTATTATTACTGACTCTATGCCGAATGTATCAGCAATCTTAAGAAACTCTTCCTTATCAAGCTTTCCATTCTGCAAGTATAAATCCTTTGCCAATTTTAACATTCCTGACTTTCTTATATTTTTGACATTCAAATATTTTAAGTTAAAGAAGTCGCCTATAGTCGACATTCTTCTATATATTAAATGTTTATCAGCTCTATGGATATTAACTAAAGACTTAGCATCTGCTGATTTAATAACAAAATCATTATCAACTAATTTAGATATGGATCTTCTTCCTAACGATTTTCCATTTCTAATTTGATACTCAGTTTCTGCAGATGCTTTTTTTATAAAATCGACTGCCCGATTCGAGACTTCTAATTCCCTTTTACCAAACTTGTCATCTTCCAAACACAACACGTTGCCTTTACAATCGTTATCTTTAAGGTTTAATAGTTCTGAAACCCCTTCACCTTCAACCCCCTCAAACAAAAGCCTGATAATTACTCTATCTTGTGCATTTACTAGCTCATTCTCTATTTCAATAATTTCTTTCTCAGTAAATAGAAACTTTTTATCCTTTCTAACAAACTGATCAACCCAAGTTGCATTTACATCAGTTAAGGGATTTTCAGTTTCCCTTAACCCCTTTTCGATTGACCAATTTATATAGGATGAAATCACACTAATATAAGTTTTAGCTGCTCTAATAGTAGTAAATTCAAAATTTGATAACAAAGTTTCTATTTGGTTGATTTCAAATAAATAAAGATCCCTTAATGCAAACTGCTCCAACTCAGCACTTTTCTTAAAAACATGGGAGTATGTATTTTGAGAGTCTGAAGGAAATCCACTTAGATATTCTTCTTTAATTTCTGAATTATAGTAGCTTTCACTTCTCATTTTAAATATTCCTCTTCCCTTTTTTATTAATTTATTTTATGATTAACACACCTTAATTTATTTTACTTATTTGATAGTATCAAAATTAAGGCAAATTGAAAAGGAGGAAGTTTATTGGCACACGTAAGAAAAGAAGGTAAGTCATGGTATTATGCAATTGACATGGGTAAAGATTCATCAGGTAAACGTCAGATAAAGAAGAAAAGAGGATTTAAAACTGAAAAAGAAGCGAAGAATGCTTTAGCTGCATTAATGACAGATATTAATAAAGGTAACTATGTAGAGCCTTCAAAACTAAGTTATTCAGTCTATATCGATGATTGGCTCAAAGATAAGAAAATCAGCGTTAAAAAAAGTACACACGAAAGTTATAAAGCCCTAATTGAAAAACACATTATCCCTGCTTTAGGTGATACTAAATTAAGTGATATTACATCAAGACAAATTCAAAGCTTTATAAGAGATTTATTCCTAACTGAAGAGTTATCGGATGAAAGCATTCAAAAAATATATATGATTGTAAAAAACTCGCTAAATAGCGCAGTTAAATTTGAACTATTAGCCAAGAATGTTTGCGAAAAAGTGGAACGACCAAAAGTACAAAAGAAGGAAATGAAGGTTTGGGATGTAGAGGAAATTCAACATTTTTTAAAAGTTGCCGAAGGTGATCATTCTTATATGTTGTTCCATTTAGCTGTTACAACAGGAATGAGGATGTCTGAAATACTAGGACTTAGGTGGAAAAATGTCGACTTAGATAATGGTGTAATTTACGTTAAAGAGCAATTGGAACGCTATTCACACAACTTTACGAACGTTAAGACTAAAGCATCAAATAGAAATATTTCTATCTCTGAAACAACTGTACAAGCTCTTAGAAAACAAAGAAAAATGATTCTTCAAGAAAAGTTAATGAGTAGTAGCGAAGAATACAAAGATCTCAATTTAGTCTGCCCCACTTCTGTAGGGACGCCATATTTACCAAGTAACTTATCAAAAATATTTAAACGGCTCACCAAGACATCAGGCAATAAACCAATAAGGTTTCATGATTTGCGCCACTCATTTGCAACAATGTTATTATCTCAGTCTGTGAACCCTAAGATTGTTTCAGAAATTTTAGGTCATAGTAGTTCAAAAATTACATTAGATGTTTACACTCATATATTACCGAATATGCAAAAAGACACCGCTAAGCAGTTGGGGAACATGCTCTTCGGTGCCAAAACAAAGACTAATTAATATGCAGATTAATTAATATATATACGATTAAAGTAAATAACCTTCGTGATCCAATAAATGTTTCTTGAAACCAAGGAAACCATTTGGAAACCACGAAGGTTATTTTTGTTACACGAACTACCATCAAAAGCCCGTATAATATTGATGACCTGTGAGGGATTCGAACCCACGACCCCTTCCCTGTCAAGGAAGTGCTCTCCCACTGAGCTAACAAGTCGTATGTAAATCAATCTCTTTAGAGTTTGGTTTAAACCTTACTTAGTTGCTGACTTCTTGTCTGAACAAGATTTATTATATAGTGGTATTCAAAATAAAACAAGTAGTTTTGCTAAAAAAGTTTTTTTCTGTAAAGTGTGGTCTTAGGGGTTAATCCCTGAAAGTTCGATCTGACCCCAAAAATTTCTCGGAATAGAATCCACCTCACCTTTTTCAAGGAGAATCCAAGGCTCCTAATCATACGTTTACTCAACTTTAATTAACAAATATGATGTCCATTTATTTAATCTAAGACTAAAGTTGAAAGATCTTTACATTGGAGAAGGGAATCTAGCAGCCTGAAAGTTTGTTAAAAATGCTTCTGCTAAAATTTCTCCGTTTGCATCTGCGCTAAATAATACTTGCACCCGATCTCCTGCTTGTAACTGAAGGATTGTAGTAACCGATAGTCCAATAGGTCTTGATTTCTCCAAGAAGTCATTAACAATATATAAATCATCCCATTTATGACTATTGAAATGGATGCGACATATCCTTCTTTTGAAGAATGCTTTTTTCTGCAATAATCACATTTACAATTATCTTTTTTGTTTTTTGAGGAATCATCGCTTTTACTTTTTGACGGGAGAAACGAGACTTTTGCTGTTATCTCATAAATTCCATTTTAATTATAATCACCTTTTTCTTTTTTTATTTTCGGGTTATTTTATTCATTAAAAGAAAAGATGTTTGTACATATGTTACAAATTTGAAAATAAATCTAACTCAAACAGCAAAAATCTACTGGATTATATATCTTATTAAGAAGGTGGTCGTTAACAATAAGGAAGGGATTTTTGTGGATATAATCGGGGAAACAGATTCTTTATTCTCAATATGAAAATGAGGTGAGGTATAATCGCACTTCAGTTTTGGTTGATGTTTTTTGTTTTTTTGTTAAAAAGTCTACATATTTTATTAAAAAAGTTATAATTTCATCTTCTTCCATTTACCCTCAAAACAAAACAGAACCAAGGTTCCCTTTTCACTTGCATACAAAACGTATGTTCGCATATAATGTTAGCAAGCAAGTCAGCAAAGGAGTGACTGGGAATGAAATATATACTTCGTAAACATATGGAAGAAAATGCTCCATTAGAAATAATTTATCTCTCCGAACAAGGTAAGATTACGCAACGGAAAATCCAGGTGCTTGAAATTTATCCAGGCCATATTCACGCATTCTGTTTTCTAAGGCAGACAAAACGGACATTTAAAGTAGCCAATATCCTTTCTGCCCGCCTTATTAAGGCCAGGTTTTACAGGTCTGGCTGA